CGGAAGAAAATGGCAAAACTATGTATCTACAACGAAATCGTTGATGAAGAGACCAAGGTGATGTACCGCGACTGGTTCGGAATGGACTCGGTTTGCTATAAGGACATTCACGACTTCATCAGCAACATAGACGAGGGTGACAACGCCATCGAACTGAAGCTTCACTGCCCCGGCGGTGACTGCATCGAGGGATGGGCTATCTATGACGCCCTTCGTCAGTCGGGCAAGGAGATTTCTGCTACCATTGAAGGGCAGTGCTCGTCAATGGCAACTATCATCCTGCTTGCAGCCCCAAAGGAGAGACGCTTTGCTTTCGCAAATGCCAAGATGTGTATTCACAACCCAAGTCTCGCATGGCTTGACCTCTGCACCATGGAGCGCCTGACGGCCGATGAGCTGGAGAAGATGAAGGGCAAGCTTGACGCACAGCAGCTTTCCCTCATGGAGGAGCAGAACAAGATTCTCGACCTCTATGTTGAGCGCACTGGCACAGACCGAGAGACGCTGCAGAACTTGATGAATGAGGACAAGTTCGTGGATATGGAGAAGGCTAAGGAGCTTGGCTTTATCTCCGACACCCTTGCCCCTAACACGGCAACGAAAACCACCAAATCAAATAAAAATATGGAAGAGACAAAAGTAAAGAAGAATTTGCTGGATAAGGCTCTGCGCATGTTGGGTCTCAGCAAGATTGAGGACGTGGAATCCGCTATCCTCAATCAGAAGATTACCGCAGCTGACGGCAGCGAGTTCACGGTAGAGCGTGAGGATGGTGACCCGCAGGTAGGTGACAAGGCCTATCCCAATGGCACATACACCCTTGACGATGGCACCGTGATTGTCGTCGCTGACGAGAAGATCGAGAGCATCACCCCCGCCGACAACAATGACGACGATGACGTGAACGCTTTGAAGCAGCAGGTAGCAGACCTTACCTCTCAGGTTGAGACACTGACTGCTGAGAACACCGCTCTGAAGGAGGAGAAGTCTAACCTCGAATCCGAAAAGAGTTCTCTCGAACAGCAGGTGCAGTCCTTGACCACTGACAAGGAGAATCTGACAGCTGCCGTAGGTACGCTGACCTCTGAGAAGCAGGCTCTTGTCACTGACAAGGCCAACCTCGAAGCTGAGAAGCAGACGCTCACTGAGAACCAGAAGAGCGAGGAAGAGAAGGCTATCATTGCCACAGTGACGAAGGCCGGCGGCAAGGCATGGCTGGATAATGTGTGCAAGATGCAGTCAACTTTCCACCCGGGTAACCGCACTTTCGTTGAGAGCAAGGGCCAGGGCAAGCGTCAGGAGGGTGAGACACGCACTCAGCAGATGCTACGCGAGGAGCGTGAGCGTCAGGAGGCTAAGCGTAACGCCCGCAAGTAAACACGATTGTATAACACTTAAAACGACTCACAATGAACTTTGAACAATTCACTGTAGACAATGGTGCGATAAGAGACCTTAACGAGCTCTTGTTCACCTCCGTTTTCAACGACCCTGACCTGGAGCGTGTCATCACGCCTGTTACGGGAGTTCAGGACGGTAAGAAGCTGGGCTACGTTGACCGTATGGGCGACGTTGGCGAGGAAGGCGGCGGTTGTGACCCCGAGTACACCGATGTCGAAATCACAGGTTTCGAGAAGACCTGGGAGCTCGGCAAGTGGCAGATTCCTAAGAGCATCTGCTATGAGGACCTGGAGGACACCGTTGCCAAGTTAGGCATGAAGGAAGGCACCGAGCGTGCTGACCTGCAGGACACTCCCTACTGGGATAAGTTCCTCATTCCTCTGCTCAAGAGCGCCATCAACGATATGTTCTGGCGTCTCGCATGGTTTGGCGACAAGAAAGCCAAGCATGTTTCCGAGGGTGGTAACATCACCGAAGGTATCAACCTCAAGCTGCTCACCGTCTGCGACGGTCTCTGGAAGCGCCTGCAGGCCATCATCGCCGAGAAGCCCGGTCAGCAGATTCAGGTTACTGCCAACAATGCTGAGAGCTACACAGCTCAGAAGCTTGCTGTCCGCGTAAAGGGATACGCAGTTGGTGTCATGGATGACCTGCTCTCCGAAGCCGATAGCCGTATCTTCGACAAGGAGGATCACGCCATCTTCATGACGAACTCCTTCTTCAAGGCTCTTCGCAACGACGTGAAGAATCTGAACAACATTCAGATGCCTGTAGAGAAGGTTATGTCAGGAATCCAGCTGTCGGAGTACGATGGTCATCCTGTGCTCGTAATCGACATTTGGGACCGTATGATTCGCAAGTACGAGTCCTTCGTTGACAACGGCAACCTGAAGCTGAACTGCCCGCACCGCGCCGTGCTCTGTTCTCCTCAGAACCTGTTTGTCGGTACAGCCGACAAGGACCGCTACGCTTCTCTCACCGTGAAGTTCGATGACCGCAAGCGCGACAACTTCATCTATGCCGCTTCCAAGCTCGGCACTCTGATTGGTGAGGATGACCTGGTACAGGTTGCTATCTAAAGTCACGTGTTGGGCGCGGTGTGGTGTACGTGAAGCCACGGTTAAAAGCCTCGGACACCGCGCCCACATTTATAAACTCTAAAACAGAAAGATTATGGCTGCAGAACTTTGTGATTACAAGATTGCTCAGGACATCGGTGGCTCTTGCGACAACCCGCAGGTTGCCGGCCTGAAGAATACGGGCTACATTATGAACTTCGATGATATTGACTGGGACGCACTCGTTAAGAGCGCTACCAACGCAAGCATCGTTGAGACGTTGGCTCTGCTGGCTGGCAAGAAAGCCTATAAGGTTGTCGTGCCGGGTAACACTCCGTTCACTGGAACGCAGACGGCTCTCGCCACTGGAACGTACCGCAATAACTTCAACAAGACGGCTGCAATCGTCGTGCTGAACAGCGGTCCCGATGTGTCGAAGAACATCATCGACCAGCTGGCTAATGGACGCTTCGTGTTCATCTTTGAGAATAAGTACCAGGGTGAGAACAAGGACAACACCTTCGAGATTTACGGCTTAGAGACAGGTCTCGCTGCTACCGAAATGACCAATGACAAGTATTCAGAGGAAACAAACGGTGGCTGGCTCGTGAATCTGCAGGAGACTGGTGCTCCTTCGAGTGGCATGTTCCTCTTTAAGACGAGCATCAAGGCTACTCGCGCTGCCCTCGAATCTCTGGTGACAGGTAACGTGACAGGTAACAATCCTTAAACCGTGACCCATGAGTTACGAGGAAACCTTGTCACAGCTTGAGGAAATGAGAAGTCGGTTTGACTCCGGCTTCTCATCTTCCGACAAAGTGATTATAGAACACCTCTATTCTGAGGTGTGTAACAAGAGAGTAAGAAACACCGGATGCAAGGATTGCTGGCGCGATGCCTACATCGAGGTAAGACGTAAACTTAAAATTTTAGGAACTATGCCAAAGAAACCCAACTACGTATTGAAGGCTGGTGTGGTGCTCCATGAGCCGGGAACGAGCCAGTTCTACACGCTTTCCAACTGCCCTGACGAGGTGGCCGAGCGTTACCTTGGGAAATATCCCCACTTCATCAACCAGTTCGAGACATACCCGCTGGATTATGAGACTCGCGTAAAGTCTCGCCTGGAGGGAAAGCCTGTTGCTCCCACCTATGACGAGCTGAAGGCCGTCGCTGAGAAGCTGTCTGGTGAGGCAGAGGCCAAGGATGGCTTCATCGACACTCTGACCGAACAGACCAACACTTTGAAGGCTGACCTCGAAGCCTCACAGGAGGAAGCTGACGCACTCCGTCAGGAGGTGTCAAAGGTCAACGAGCAGCTTGACAAGTGCAAGGCCGAGGCCCAGAAGGAAGTCGCTGACCTGAACAAGGAAAATGCAGACCTGAAGGCCGAGGTGGAGCGTCTGACTAAGGAGCTGGAGAAGGCTCTGAAAGCCAAGGCAAACAAGGCCACAGCTGCCAAGGATGCCGCTACTGAGACTACACAAGAGGAGGGCAAGTAAGCCCTTCTCATTCCGTTATTATCGTTCAGCCCATTATTTTCTATGAATATCAATAATGTAAAGCGCTCACAGAAACGTTTTGAGAGCAGTTATCAGAGTAACTTAGGCATACAGACCTATGGAAAAGATAACCTCTATCCGCAACGAATGTATGACCTCATCCGTAGCAGTACCAATGGCGGCACCTGTTTGGAGCGTTTTCTGACTTTCATAGAAGGTAATGGGCTGAATAATACTGACTTTTCCGAATACGAGTGTAACAGATCGGGGCAGACGGTGGATGACATCTACCACCTCATAGCTCAAGATATGGCTTTGTTCCATGGCTTTGCGCTTCACGTCAACTACAATATGATGTGCGAGATAGTAGAGCTGCACCATGTACCTTTCATGCAATGTCGGCTGGAAGAAGAGACACCTGACGGAAAGGTTGTTCATGTGTTCGTTCACCCTGACTGGACGGGAAAGAAAACCCGCAAGGGTAAGAAAATCGAGGTGAACAAGCAGAATGCCAAGAAGATTTTTGTATTCAACCCCCGTAAGGAGGTGGTGATGGCTCAGATAATGGCCAGTGGTGGCATAGAGAGCTATCGCGGTCAGATTCTTTGGTTCTCGATGGATGGCAAGTGGGACTACCCTGTACCTATCTACGATAAGGTTGTTACCGCCCTTTCTACAGACGAAGGACTTGACAACGTGAAGTATCGCAACGTCCA